AGCAACTATAACAGCAACATTATCAAGTGCTACTGCAAATAGCTATGTCACATTGGCAGAAGCTAATACTTATTTTGAAACAGTACCAGATTCTTCAACTTGGACAAGTAAGACAGACGATCAAAAGAACAGAGCACTAATATCAGCTACTAGATGGATTGATAGCTTTGTATTTTATGGAGATAGATGTGATGATGGACAGGCATTGAAATTTCCTAGAAACAATTATCAGGTAGATGGTGTTGAGTTAGCTTGTTCTACAATTCCAAATAATATTAAGTATGCAGAATATGAATTAGCTAGAGCTTTGGCAAATGATACTGGAGCTATTACTGGTACTACTGGTAAAGATGGAAACTTTAGTGAAGTTAAGCTAGGAGACATACAGGTTAAATATAATACTGATAGTCAAGGTACAGGATCAATAAATAATATTTTAGATGTTTACCCGTGGTTACAAAGTTATCTTGGAGCATATATGCTAGGTGGAGCAGGTAGTTTTCAAATGAGAGTGGTTAGAGGATAATGGCAGGTCAATTAGATTCACTATTAAAAAATGTAGCTAAACAGATTGTTTCTGATTTAGGTACTTCTTTAGATTCAACTATTATTTATACAAAAAAAGGAGTTTCTAGTTATAACGTAGATACAGGAGAAAATATTACTGTAGATACAACTTATTCAGATTTAAAAGTTCCTGTTGAATTTGTTCAATCTACAGAAGATGATGGTAGAGAAAGAAGAGAAGCAAAGATATATATTTCACCCGATTTAATTGGTGATAATCAACCTAGTTTTGAAGATGAAATTACAATAACTTATGCTGGATCTACAAGAGTAGGGCAGATAGTTAATATAGATACAAGACAAGGTGGTCAAACTTATCTGTTTACAATATTGGTGAGGTTCTGATGGCTACAGCAAGAGCTATAAAAAGTATTATTCCAGATTTAGAAGGTAATTTAGAACGTGATTTAAATACTCTTGTTCGTGCTGTATTAGCTGATTTATCTACAGAAGAGAATAGTCCTGTTGATACTGGATTTTTTGCTTCTAGTTGGACAGCTAGTACACAAAGACCTAGACCTGATGAAGCCAGAGAATCAGTTGCTCCTTGGAGTAATATTAAGCCGACAAGAAGAGGTGCTAGATCATCTCAAGCAAAAGTAGAACCTAGATTTATTAATTCAATACCAAACTTTAAACCTTTTTCTAAAGTATTTATTGGTAATAGATCACAATATGCAGCCAGAGCTTTAGCTTCTCCAAGAAGTAAAATACCTCAATATGTTCAAAGCGATTTAAGAAACTTAATAAATCAAATATTTACAGATAAGCCAAAATTAGGTGTTGCTGCATTTGGTACTGGAGTCAGGGGTAAATCTGATAATGTTAGATTTAAAGGAAAAGGTATCGGTCCATTTAGTGATCCTAGTTCTGTATTTGTTGATTATGAAACTCCATGACTTTAGTTAACACAAGAGCAGCTTTTGAAAAAGCAGTTACAGATGCAGTTGCAAACGTAGATCCAACTGTAGAAATGGTTTATGACAACATGGTTTATAAAACACCAGGAAAAACTAAGAAATATATTGTCATGTCAGTTGATTTTGCACAAGCTACAACTCAAACTCAAGGAGCATCACAGGATTTTTATTCTGGAGTTATTCAATGTAATATTTATGTTCCCAGAGGAAAAGGTAGTTCAACTTTATCTTCATTAGGAGAAGCTGTTATTGATGGACTTACTTCTGTTAATGCTTCTAACTATACTGATACTTTCAGTTGTGATCCTAGAGTATTGGATATTGTCGGTCCTGCTCCTATTGAATTAGATGACTCTTCACACTTTCTTGGCTTAATATCTTGCCAATTTACCGCTAACGCTTAATATAGTAAAGTAATATAATTTTGATATGACAAGAGCAGTTGACCTTTTAAAAAACAAGTTTGGAGTTTCTCAACTTTATAAACATGATGTAGTAAAAGATGGAGCAGTTGAACTCACTGTGTATTGGCATCCTTTGACCATTGCAGAACGAGAAGCAATACAAAAGAAAAGTAGTTCTGAAGATATGAATGACTATGCTTTACAGATGATGATTGAAAAATCAATAGACAAAGATGGTGCAAGATTATTTCAAGATGGAGATAAGGCTTCATTGAGAAGAGAGATTGAAGCCTCTGTTCTTGAAGAAATTCAGTTGGCTATGGTAAATGCTGGTGCTGACAAGGAGGTAAAACAGGCTAAAGCCGATTTAAAAAGCTAACAAAGATTGGCAATTTTTATTTTCTTTAGCAAAAACATTACATAAAACTGTAGCTGAACTATGTGATACTTTAACTATTGAAGAAATGGTAGGTTGGGCTGCATATAATGAAATTGAAAATGAAGAATATGAAAAACAAAAAGAACAAGCACAAAGATCTAGTGCTTTACGAGGTAAAAAGAGGTAATATAGAGAAAATGTTTTAGTTTTTTATAGCAAGTGGCTAATTATAATGTAGATATTGCTGTTGCTTTAAAAGGTGCTAAAAAGCTTACTGCTTTTAAGAAAGATGTTAGAAATACAGAATTACAGGTAAAAGGATTAAATCAAAGTTTAAAAAATGCTGCTAAAGATCAAAAATTATTTATAAAAAGTTTTGAAAATTTAAATACAGTTTTATCAACGGCAAAAAGTAGTTTTAATGCTGTTGCATCAGGTACTTTAATGCAGAAAAAAGCTGCAAGAGAATTAGTAGTAGCAGAAAGAAATTTAAATAAAGAATATCAACAAAGAGAAAAACTTTTACAAAGTATTAGACGTAATCAATCAGGTTTTGCTCAATTTAGTAGAGGTGCTTCACAAGTATCAAGTCCTACTGTCTTTGATACTGCTTCACAAAAATCTATAGATAGAAATAGAAGAAATCAAAATCGGATAGCTGGTAGAAGTTCTGTTCCTTTTGGCCCACAACCATTTATTGGTCCATTACCAATGCAAGGTCCGATGTTTGGTCCAATGCAAGGTCCAATGGCTGGTCCTAAACAAATGCTTGGCCCTGGAAATTTTAAAGGTAGGATTTTAGCAAATTTAGGACAATCAAAACTAGAAAGAGAAATTGCTGCTGCTGGATCAAATCGTGGAGGATTAGGTGGTGGTTTTAAAGAATTTAATAAAAATGCTAAAAAAATACAAGCAGATACAAAAAAAATAAGTACAATAGTTGCTCAGAATCAAGCACAAGGAATACAAGCTTTTGGTAATCAGCAATTTGCACAACCAATAGGACCAGTTAGACCTGGACCTTTAGGTCGTTTAGGTATTGGTACAGGTGCAAATCCTAAAGGTATGTTTGCAAATCCTAGAGGTAAAGCAGGTAGGATTTCTGGTGGACTAAGTAATGCTCTTATTGGTGGTGGTTTTCCTTTGTTATTTGGTCAAGGTGCTTTGGGAGCGGCAGGTGGTGGTATTGGTGGTGCAGTTGGTGGAGCATTAGGAGGTCCATTTGGATTTGGTTTATCTATTGCTGGTACAGCAATAGCTCAAAGAATTGCAGAAGGTCAAGATTTTGAAAAACAGATTGATAAAGTCAACAAATCAATATTAGCCACTGGTAGTTCTGCAACATTTACTTCACAAGATATTAAAAAATTAGGAAAAACTTTAGGAATGACAAAACAAGAAGCATTGCAAGCTGCACAAAGTTTTAAAGCTTTTGATGCTGCAATGAGAACTTCTTTATTGGTTACATTTGGAGATGAAGCAACATTTAATTTAATAAAAGGATTAAAAACTAATGTTGGTTTAATAAACGATATTCAAGAAGCTGAATCAATTATTGGAAGAGAGAAAGCAGATCAATTATTAACTTCTTTAAGAACTGAAGGTAGTTTAAAAGTTCAAAAAAAATTACAAGAAGAAATTATAAAAGTTAGAGAAAACGAAAGGATAGGTAATAAAAATAAAGTAACCAATTTTGATCGTTTTATGGGTTTTGGTAGAACTTTAGGTAATAAATATTTAAATTTTTTTGGACAAGGACCTGGTGCTGGTAACGCTAAAGTTACAGGAGAAGATATTAAAGATATTAGAATTGATAAAATTTTAGGAGAAAATTTACAAGATAAAACTACTGCTGTAACTCAGTTAGGGGTTGAATTTGAACGTGCAATGGGAATTAAATTAACTTCAAATATTGCTGCTGTAAGAGATGAATTAGAAATGTTAATGGACCCTATTAATCAATTAACAACATTAGCAGAAACAGTTGGTAGTGCATTTGGAGAGTCATTTAAAGGCTTAATTAAAGGTTCTATGAGTGCTCAAGAAGCATTGCGTAATTTATTTATGCGTACAGCAGACCATTTTTTAGATATGGCTGCACAGATGATTGCCAAACAGATTCAAATGAGCATATTAGGAATAGGATTTAAATTTTTTGGTGGTGGAGGAGCTGGTGCAAGCAGTGTTCCTTTTATAACAGATACTAATTTAAGTGGAAATAATTCAAGTAATTTTTTAGGTGGAGCTAATCCTTTTAAAGCAGATGGTGGTCCAGTAAAAGCTGGTGGTAGTTACATAGTTGGAGAGCGTGGGCCAGAAATGTTTAGCCCAGGTGTATCAGGAATGATTAC